ATATGTTGCTAAATTCTTTATCAAGTGATAGTTTGGATCTTGCTTTTAATCATGGTTATATATCCATTGGTCAATCTTATGGAAAAAATAAAAGGAGGCTTGAATGAAATTATCTTTCAATGAAGTTAAATACATTCATATAAAATATGGCAAAAATAGAGAAGAAATAGAAAAGAATTTATTGGAACCTTATTCTCAATTTGAAGAGAGAATGATTTTGTGGTTGGAAAGTAAAATGGAAACAGCAGAAAAAACTCCTAAAGAATGTTTTGGGAGGGAATATGATCCTGATGATCCTGAATGTCAGGTTAGGTGTCCTATTCATGTTGAATGTCAAGATGCTACTAACATATTTAGAATTAAAAATAAACAGGAAAAGAGAGTGGTGGAAGAAATCAAAAGTGATATTATTGATTTTGGGGAGACGAAAATTGAAGAAATTGAGAAAGTGGGAAGAGAAGATATATTAGAGGAATTGAAAAAATTGGTTCCTATTAAAATGGTGGGCAAGGGATTCAAAGTGGATACCTATCCTATATTGAATATTAGCAAATGGGATGAGAAGAAAATTACTGTTTATTCAACGAGAGGAATTTTACCTTATGCAAAAAGGTGGAAAAATCTGAAAATTAAAGAATACAAAGGAGTGAAAGTAAAGATAGAGGGGATGGAACCTAATGAGTTATTGCAATTTGTGGAAGATATGTTGTTCAATCCAATAAAAGATATGAAAAAGAAATTGAAAACTAAAACCAAAAAAGAATGAATAATATTTATAGTGTTGGTTCTTTTCTCTATCTTTTTTCAAGAGATAAAGAAGGGAAATTAGAGATAAATCAGGTAAGTTCTTTTGAACCTTATTTTTATGTTGGGGATGAGAAAGGGAAGCATACTAGTATATATGGTGAAAAAGCAAGGAAGATAGTTTGTGAAGAACCTTTTGATGTATACAATCAAAGACAGAGATATGGCAAAACTTTTGAAGCGGATATTCATTATCCGAATAGATATATTATTGATGAAATTGAAGATTTTGGTGATGATCCTATTCGAAAACATTTTATAGATATTGAACTTTTTAGTGAATCGGGGATATTGGATGTTCAGCATGCTCGGGACCCTGTTATAGGAATTTGTGTTTATGATAATTTTAAGGATATTTATCATCAATTTTTGTGGCATGAGGAGATAAGGTCTGTTGATGAATTGGATTATAGTAGAATTGTTTCTGCAGTTGGTGGTAATATAGTTATTCATATTGCTGAAACTGAAGCCAAAATGTTTCAAGATTGGATGGTTTGGGAAAGAGAAAATTCGGCTGATGTTTGGTGGGGGTGGTACGCAAGCAAATTTGATTATCCATATTTGTTTAATAGAGTTGGTGAGGAATATATTAAGTTTCTTTCTCCTATTGAGATCGGAAGAAAGGATAAGTATGGTTGTTTTATTGCCGGAGTATATTTAGGAGATCTTCTTGAACATTATAAAAAATTAACACATTTTCTTTTTGGACAGAGGGAATCTTATTCTCTTGATTATATATCTCGAGTAGAATTAGGAGAAGGAAAAAGTGAGGTGTTATCGCCAGATATGATTGCCGATAAATGGAAAAATGACTTAGAAAGTTTTATAATATACAATACAACTGATGTGCAAATAGAAAAAGGGATAGAAGAAAAATATAAGATTACTGAATATATCAATAGTTTGAGAAAAAGTAGTCATTCAATGTTTGAAGATACTTTGCAATATGCTAAAATGATTGATTGTTTTATGCTTTATTTTGCAAAAAAGAAGTTGAAGATAATACTCCCGACTAAAAAACCTGTTGGGAAGGAGAAAAAACGAGGGCCTTATGTAGGCAAACCCGAAAAAGGGTTGTATGAAAATATAATTGTTCTTGATCTTTCTTTTTTATATCCTTCAATAATCAGAAGTTTGAATATTTCACCTGAAATGAAAGACGAAAATGGTGAAATAGAAGTGAATGGAAAAAGATTTAAAAAGAAACCTTTGGGATTTTTTCCTAAAGTTGTTAAATATTTTCAGGATGAGCGGATTGAAATGAAAAGAAAGATGTTTGAAGTTGGAAAAGATAGCGACGAATTTGAAGAATTTGATATGAAACAAAGGGCTCTTAAAGGTTTAAATAATGCTGTGATAGGGTGTTTTGGATATTGGAACTCTAGATTTTATGATAAGGATATTTTTGAAGTGGTTACTTATATGGCAAGAGAAATACAAAAGAGAACAGAAGAATTTATTGAAAAAAACAAATTGGGGAAGGTTATTTATCAAGACTGTGATTCTCTATTTTTGAGAGTTGGTGAAACAAAAAACAATATAATTGAAAAGGGAGAAGAAATACAGAGGAAGATTAATCAGCATTTAGATGAGATAGTTGAACCTCTTGGTATTGACGAACATTTTTTCGAATATAAGTTCGAAAAATTGTATGCAAGGATTTTGTTTGGAGAGACGAAGAAAAGATACTGTGGGTTGTTAGTTTGGAGAGAAGGGGAAAAAATGGAAGAATTGGATATTGTGGGTTTTGAAACGATAAGATCTGATGCACCGAGAGCTATAAGAAAATTTCAAAAGAAACTATTTAAGTTAGTTTTGGAGGGATTGGGAAAGGAGGAGATAGATGAATATGTGATTAAATTTTGGGAAGAATATGAAAAATTGCCTTTGGATATAATTGCCTTTCCAGTAGGTTTTAATAAACCCCTTGACAAATATAAAAATTTACCTATACATATAAGAGCGATTAAGAATGCGATGAAATTGGGAAAAAGTTTCACAGTCGGAGAAAAATTTAAGTGGGCTTATATATTTCCTAATAAAGATTTTAGGTATGAGGTCATGGCTTTCAACGAAATGCATTATTCACATATGAAGAATTTTGAAATTGATTATGTTCAAATGAAGAAAAGATTGAAAAAGGTGATTGAATTTGTATATGGTATTTTGGATTGGGAGATGCCTTCGGTGATTCCTATTAAAGAGAAAGATAAGAAAATGTTAACTTTGTTTTAAAAAGGAGGAATGAGTGGAAACAAGAAAAGTAATTGAGACAAATTTAGAGGGTATTCAATTGGGTTATCTTGATGAACAAATGAACGAAATAAAACTTATAAATCGAGATGATTTAAAAGCTTTCCCTAAAAATGAGAGGCTTTTTATTTTTATGGAGGCAACTGCGGGAACAATTGAAGTGCTTGTAGAAAATATCAAAGATGACTTGCGGGACATATGGAAAAGGTTGGATAAAATGGATCATCTCATTGAATCTAAAATAAGATAAAAGGAGGAAAAAATGCCTGGAAATATAATAACAATAAATCATTTTAAAGATTTAGAATGGTATATTGGAGATAGTAAAATGAAAAAACTTGTTAAAGTTCTAAACAAAATAGGACATAAGGTTAAAAAGAATAAAAAATAAAAGGAGGAGAAATGCCAAAAAAAAGTTTTGTTTTTGATTTGGGCGGTTTGCAAAAAAGGCTATCTAATGTAGAGGGTCGTTTTCAAGAAGGTGGAGATTCGTATGCTAATTATGATAGGTTTATACCTGAATCTGGTATTAATAAAATACGATTGATTCCTATGTTTGACAATCTTTATCCTTTTATGCCGGTATCTTGGCATTATGATTTCATGAATCAGAATTTATTGTGCAGGAAGTATACTTCTTATGAAAAAGAGGTTAATTGTCCTGTCTGTAATTTGGTTTCAGATCTATTGAAAAGTGGAGAAGAAGGCAATATTAAAATTGCAAGGAAGATAAAAGCAGTTGCTAATTCCGCTTGGGTTGTTATTGATAGATTGGATAAGGATGTGGTGGATGGTTTGCCAAAATTGAAGGTATGGTTTGCCAGCAAAAGAATTAGTAATCAATTGATGGGCTATTTGAAAGAGCCTAAGACATGGGGCAATTTTTTAAGTGTATATGAAGGTCATGATATGGAATTAAAGAAAAGCGAAGTTCGGACAAAAGGCAGAGGGGGTTACACGAGTTATACATTGAGTATATATCCCCAAGCTACTCCCATTATTGAAGAAGAAAAGAGAATAGATGAATTGCTTGAAAAAATTCCTGAGGTTGTTTTTAGACCTCGAAGTGAAGAAGATCTTAAAGAATTGGTGAAGAGTTTTTATGACACGGGTTTGAAACAAGCAAAGGAGACGGAGTCTGAACAAGAAGAAGAGGAGGAAGATTATACAGAAAGCCCTCTGCCTTTTAAGGGAGGGGAGAAAGAAAAGAGTGAAAGAAGTAAAAAGGATTTGGAAGAAGAAAAAGAATTGGTACCTCCTCCTACTCCTGTTTCGGAAAAAGTTGTTGAAGAGGAAAGTACCGGGGATGATGTAGACGATGAAATTAAGAAAATAATGGGAGTTTAAAATGAGTGTGTCAAAAGATATAAAAGAAAAATTGAAGGTTGATCCCAAGAATCTTAATGCGGAATTGATTGAACAACCCGGTTTATTTGCTTACTATGCTTATGAGATGTCTAAGAAGAAAGAAGAACTTGAAGAATTGGAATTGGATCTTGATATATTGGAATCGGAGACTGATAGAAAAGTTAGAAATAATTTTTTGATCAAGAATGAGAAAGTTAGTGAAAAGAAAGTGGAAATGGTGGTTATGAGTATTACGAAAGTGAAAGAACTTAAAAGGAAGATTATTAAGGTTAATGCTGAATATAATATTCTAAAAGGGATAGTCAGGGCATATGAACAGAGGAAAGATGTGCTTGTGAGTTTATCGGCGAATATGAGAGAAGAAAATAAAAGTGATATTAATTTACGGGATGATAAGTAATGGGATTTTCTCTATTATTAAATGGAGAAACTATAAAAGAAAGAATAAAGAGGGATGGAAAGCCACATCCCTCTTTTTTTATTGATAAGGGTTTTATTCAGATTGTCGGTCTTCCTGAATCTGGAAAGACGATATTCGCTCATTTTTTAAGTCAAAATTTTGAAAGACAGTTTTGGATTACAAGGGCAGATAGTTTTTCTTTAAGTATTTCTTATAGACTTGATGTTTTGAATGAAGAGGAAATAATAGGGGCTTTGACTCTTTTGAAAGATGCCGATGTTGTTTGTGTCATAGATCCTTTATCAATATATGTTTTTGATGAGAGAAATCGTAATGCCTTTTTTGAAAAGTTGAGAATCTTTTCTTCTTCAATTCCAATTATTTTTGTGAATAAATATTTATATGATGATAAAAAAAGATTTTGTCGGGGGAATAAGAAAATGTGGGGAGGGCAAAAGTTGAGAGTGAGTAGTGATTATATTTTCTCGGTGGAAAAAATAAATGAATATGTGGAAGATGAAGACATAATTACCAAAATAAAAGTGGATGTGATCAAGTCCTTGGATATGGTTCCCGAGTCTGATATTTTTTTAACTTTTAGAAATGGATTGATAGAATGAATGGAGGATATAATTAGTAAACATAGTGATTCTTGTATAGATTTAGCGAATTTGAAAAGAACAATTTACATCAATGTGCCTTTAGGATCAGTATGGGGTGCTCAATTTTCTAGAAGTGCAAAGAGTCATGAGATTTTTCGGGAAATGTGGGAAGGTGGCGAAAGAGATATGGGGAAAATTAATAAAGTTAGGGAAGAAATAATGAAAGATATGGGGGTTCCAATTGCTGATGTTGTAGTAATAAGAAAATCATATACCCAATTTTGTATTGATATATATGATGTCAAAGTAAGTAGAAGTGATTTTTTAAAATCTAAAAGGACCGAGAAATGGAGAAAGTATTTACCATATTGTAATAGATTTTATTTTGCAATAGAATCTGGTTTTGCACATAGGGAAGAAATACCCGAAGAAATCGGTTTGATTGTTAAGGGAAAGAGGGGATGGAATACAATTAAAAGAGCAAAAGAGCGTGATATATTAATACCTTATGAAACTTTAATGTCTTTGTTATTTTATAGACAGAAAAAGAAATATGCAAAGCAGGGGTCAAAGAGAAGCAATGGAAAATAGTCTGAACTATCTTCCATTATCATGTAAAATAGTCACAAAAGGGAGGCTTGAATGGATGAAGAACAAGAAAGACACATTGAGTATCAATTAATAAATCGAGATGAAGTGAGTTACATTATGCATGCTTTGAAAAGGTATGAAGAAGTAGTGCTATTTTCAAAAAATAAGGGTGTATCCAAAATTCGACAATTTGCTCGAGTTTCTTGTCTTATGGAAATTATGGAGATTTTAAGATATCAATTTGAAGATAGGGATAGTGTTTTTAATGTGTTTGCAGATTTTTCTTCTATTCAGCAATATTTGGATGGAAGCATTGAAATTAAGAGGATAAATGTTGAGAAAAAATAGTGAAGAATATAAAAATTCACAAGCCTGTGTTAATACTGATGAGGAAGTATGGCGTAAAGATCCTGATTATTATTCTCCTAGTATTCATATGACTAAACTTGGTGATATCGGAATAAATGTTGGGGGTTATGTCATAGTTGCCTCTGTTGAATCTTGGCATGAAGCGGGAAAGAAAATATTCACGGTTGATTCAAAATTGAGAAGTTGGCGTAAGAAACTTGCTTTTAAATTATTGGGATGGTAATAAAGAGGAGAGGAATAAATGATAATAAGAAAAATAAATGGTAAGGAATATGTTTTGAATGAAGAATGGTTGAGGATCACAGAGAATCCTATTGCTGATAAATATCCTAAAACAGGAGAAATGATAGAATTGGAGAATCATAATATATTGCCTGATGCTGAATATCTTGTTGCTAAGGTTGAGGAATTTGAACCTCCTTGGTATAAAGATGAAGATGGAAGAGATATACGAGTCAGTCTTTTTTCAAGATTTATGGAAGGGCCATATCCAAAAACAAGACCGAATTCGGAAAGATTTGGTGCTATGAATGGGGTAAATATTAGAAAAGCAATTAAGAAGGAGGAATGAAATGAAAATAGGATTGTTTTCAGATTTACATTTGAAGTATGTTGGGGATAAAATAGAGGGGATGGATGCTCTGAATAAAATTGTGGATTTTTTTCTGAAAGAAAAAGTGGATGGAATTATTTTTAATGGAGATCTTTTTGAAAAGAGATATAGATTTCATTTTAAACTTTTGTATGAGTTGGTAAAAATTCTATTAAAACTTAAAGATAAGTCTTTTCTCATTTTTAATATAGGGAATCATGACTTATATGAAAAAACAGGGGAGCATGCCTTGAAATTTCTTTCCCTTTTGGATAATGTTACTTTAATAGAAGAACCCCAAGAAATCACTTGGTCAAAAAGATTGTGTGGGAAAAATTTTAAATTTTTCCCCTATAGAAAAGAACCCACTAAAGAGGAATTGAAATTTTTAAAAGAAGGGGGAGAAATTCTTTTTGCTCATCAATATATTGACATAAAAGAAGAGGTTGTTATAGAACCCCATGAATTTGTTTTGGATGGGAAGATTTTAGAAAAATATGATATGGTTATTACAGGACATTATCATATCCCTTTTGCAACGGAATATTCTCCGAAAAAGAAAGAACAATCTTGCCAGATACTTAATCTTGGTTCTGCACGGTCAATTGATTTTAAAGATGCTGAAGGAAGAAATAGGTATGTTTATATCTGGGATACGGAGAAGGAAAGTTTTAAAGAGTATGATCTTAATTTTCCAAAACATATAAAAATCACAATAAAGGATAAAAAAAGTCGAGATAAATTTCTGGATGATATGAATAAGGAAGATTATTATTTAGTATCCATTCCAGAAAAATTGGTGAATAAGGACTTGGAAGAGGGGGAAAATGTAATTATGAAAAGGGAAAAGAAAGAGTATGAAGTTCAGTCTAGACTGAATTTAGAAGAATCTTTTAATACTGATGAAATTGTAAAAAAATATACAAAGATGCTTGTTGAAGAAGGTGATGTGGGTAAATTTATAGAGAAAGGTAAGGAAATTATCAAGGAGGCTGAGAATGTTGAGACTGTGTAATATTCAGGCGAAAAACTTTTGCCGGTTTGAGAACTTGGATTTTGATTTCAGGGATCGTGGAATAGTTCTCGTGGAGGGTTTGAATGAAGATAATAAAAATTCTTCCAATTCCAATGGTGCAGGAAAGAGTACTATTTTCGAATC